ATCAAAGTCATTAGTACCAAAGTCTGGTTGTTCAGGAACTTTAGGTCGCATTAACCAAGCTATTCCAATACTTACAACTAATGCAGTAACAGGATTTAAACTGAAAGCTGATTTAACTGCCCAACTGACTACACTACTAAAGAAACCCATTATGATCTACCCCACTTAATATCTTGTACTGTTTCAGAACTAAAATCCATTCCTACATCTGTACTAAAAAATCTTTGTTGTGAAGTGTTGTTTGTTTTTCTACCATTCTTTTTATCAAAGTCTGCCCAATGAGATACTACTGATATATTAACTGTGCTAGTTGTTTCAGATTCATTAATAGAAAAACTTTCTATGTTGCCTGAATATAAAAGAAATGGGTCTGCAATAATAGAATTATCATTAGCTAATAAACCTCTGTAAATAGTTACAGCATCATTAACTACATTCTCTGATAAACAAACTGAAATAAATGTTTGGTCTGCACCTGATAAAGATATTGTTAAACTTGATTTAGTTACATCTGCTTGTTCTGTAAAATTAGAAAAACCTAATATAAAATCACTTGCTGAATAGGTAATTGCACCACCTGATATTGATGATGTTAATGGAAATGAACAATCTGTAATATTAATAGGAGTACCAAAACCGATTGTAATAAGATGGAATGGTCTAATATCATTAGTCGCTAATTCGTTCTTTAATGCTGTTGTCAGGCTTCTCGTCATATTCCTCGAATGTTCTTCTAGTTACTTTAATTTTATCATTAACAATATAATTAGCATTTTTAGATGGTTCACTATATTTACCTTTATTTAAAGATTGAGAATTAAAATCATCAGCTTCAATTATTTCTTCTGCCAAGAAATCAACACTAATCCAATACTTGACTTTATATTTCATCTATAAAGCTTCTTCAACATCAAATTGGTATTCGTAATATAAATTTCCATCTTTATCTGCACCTGATACTCCAAACTCTTGAACATCAGTTGTTAGTGCTACTGTAAAAGGAACATTGTCATAAGTAACTACTGAATCATTTGCTAGTGCTATAAGTAAAGGTGGTTCTATTGTAACTGTTGCTGCATTACTTGAACTGGTTACATCTGCTACAACCATATAAACTTTAGAATGAGAAGCAAACTTTAAGAAATCTCCAGCTTTAAATCTTCCAGCACCATCTGCACCAAAGCCATTCATTAATATTGTAGTATCTCCTACTGCGTGAACTCCATCTATTAATACTGTTCCATCTTCATTACCTCTAGCATCTTCAACTTCTGGTGGGATAATTGTAAAGGTTTCTTTTTGACCTCTTTGTTTAATTATAAAAGCCATTAACTCTCCATAGACATCTGATCTTTTGCCAGTAATAATTTGAACTGAAAATGACCATCTTTGATTATCTATTTGTCTAACTAATCTTTTACCTGATATTGATTTAGATATAATAGTATTTTGAATTGACTTTATTCCTAAAGTTCCAAATTTTGCAGTTGATATAGGAAAAGCACCTGACATTATATAATACTTTTCGCACCTCTCTCATTAACAGCTTGATTAATTAATTGAGTTATTGTTCCTCTACTTTGAGTTAGTAGTTCGTTAAATCCTCTAGCATCTACTGTATTGATATTAAAATTAACTGTTGTACTTCCACCCCCTGAACCACCTCTAGCAGATTGTTGTATCTGTCCAGATTGGTTAGGTACAAATAATTCAGCACCTCTTTCACCTACCATATATGGTTGTCCTTTTTGAACTGAACCACCACTTGCCAATTCTTTTTTCATTGAACCACCACTTGTGCTTAAAAAACCACCACCACCACCTAATGCTGCTAAAATAGATTGATAAACAATTTGTCTTTTTAAGTTAGTGTTTTGTTTTCTAATTAAGTTATCTTTTTTTTCTTCATTATCTAATTCTTGTAGTTTAAAGAATTTTTGTATTGCCATTAATGCTACTTGTTCTATTAAGTATGAAAGAACTTTAACCATAGCACCTTGTGCTATAGCTTTAAATGAATCTACTAAATTTTTTCCATGTACAACTGATTCTGCCATAGCTTTAGATAGAGATTGTATTCCTTTAAGAATTTCTTTATTAATTGTTGTAGATATATCTTTCATCTGCTCTTGCATTTCAACTAATCTTATAGATACCATATCACTTAATGTAAGTTTAAGTTTTTCAAATTGCAAAGCTATATAATCAGCACCACCACCTAGTCTATGGGTTATACGTTCAGATTTTTTTAATTCAAATTGAAGTTCTTGTAAAGATTTCAATTGTCTTAATAAAGATTCTTCTAAATTAGAATTAACTCCTAAATCTTCTTTTGTTATTGTAATTTTACCACCAGATATAATCATTTCTTCTTCTGATATTTTTTTAATATCTTTAAGTTGTTCTTTAATTAATTCTATTTGCCTAGATACTGCTTCTGGATTGGATTTGTCAAAAATACCTAGCGATTCTTTAGCACCATTAAATACAGTTTGAATTTTATCAATTAATAAAGTTAATGCAGCTAAACCAACAGCACCTTTTTTTCCTAATAAAAAAGCACCTAATAAACCTATATTTCTAACATATGGTGGTAAAGCCATATATCCATTCCACATTGATTTCATTAATGAACCTATTTTTTGTAAATATGGAATTAAATCTTTCATAGCTTGAACACTTTTATAAACACCTTTAGCTAAACCCTCTCCAATATTTTTAGCTAATATATCTAATTTTTTTGAGTTTGAAGCAAGGTATTGATCTAACTCTCCAAACTGATTTTTTAATTCATTAAAGAATCCATTATCTAATAATACTCTTTTAAAGTTAAAAAATTTATCCCCAATCATAGAAATAGTACCACCTAATGTTTTGGCTAATTCTTTTGTAGCACCACCAAATTTACCATTAGCACCAAATACTCTTTCAAACGCTTCTTGTGTTTCTTTTATAGATACTACTGCACCAGCTTTAAATCCTAACATAGATTTAACACCTCTATCTCTAAATAGATCAGCAGCACTAATACCAGCACTCATTGATCTTTGGATTTGTTCTGATGTTGTTTTAAAATCTAATCCTGTTACAGCTGCAACATTACCAGTAATTTCCATAAGGTTAGCAAGTTCTTTTGCATCTTTAGAAACAACTGCAAGAACACCTGAACCAGATTGTATTTCTTCTAGTGAGAAAGGAACTTTAGCAGCAAACTTTGCCATTTCATCAAATGCTTTTGCACCCTCTCTAGCACTTCCAAATAAAAATTTTAATTTAACTTGTAATTCTTCTATTTGTTTTCCTGTATTAATTAATGATCTAATAGCAAGTCCAGCACCTAAACCTAGAAAAGCACTTTGCAAACTAAATACAGAATTTTTAAGTCTAGATAAACTACCTCTAACTCCTTGTAAGGCTTGTGTGGATTTATCTTTTGCTACAATATCTATTTGAAGTTTTTGTGCCATTATTTATAATTTTTTGCTTCTGTTAATGATTGGTTTCTTTTATACCCATCTTGTTCTTTTTTCAAGTAGGCTAACCATAAATTATAATGGCTTACTGGCATATCTAATACTTGTTGAATTGGTATGTGGAGTCTGTCTGCAACTACTAAAAGCGACCAAGTATCAGGGTCGCTGATTACTTTTTTTCGGCTTCCTCAAATGAAGTATCTACAAGTATTTGATTAGCAATATTAGCTATGATATTAGAGTCTGCTTTTTTTCTTAAAGCAAACTTATCTTCTGGTTGAAAGGCTTTAACTAATTCGCCTTTATCATCTTTGATTTTTAATTTCATTATAAGTAAATCAACTAGGATAGTTAAGTCTTGAAAGTTATTAGATTTTTTAAAGATAATGTTTTTTTCTTCAAGTGTTAATGGTTCTGAATAGAATACACTAGCAAGACCATGCTCGTCTTTCCATTGTTCTACTTCTATTGTAATAGTTTTAAGAGTCTCAAAATGGGATTTAACCCTATCTATAATTAACATAAATTAAATTATACAGTTGATACTGCTAAAGCACCAGTTCCTTGAAAAGTAACTGTTCTTGAAACGATTGCGTCCATTGTATTATTGATACTCATACCAGTAACAATTCCTGTTCCTGTGTAACTTGCATCTCCAGATGTATTACCCTCTGGTAATAAAATAAAAGCAATAGAAGCACCAGCAAGTAACGATTCTTGTTGAGCATTAGTTTCATCAAAGTGCATTTCTAAAGTACCTGAAAATGATGTTCTTCCAGTTATAAATGATTTAGTTGCGTCTGTTAAAGCAGTATCTTCTACTACATCTCCAGTTGTTTCTAGTGTAAAACCAGTTAGTTCCCCAACTGCTGTTCCACCAGCTGTTACAACTCCTTCTTTTCCGTGATGTGTTGCCATTTTTTATCCTTATTAATTTTTGTTGGTTGTTTTTGTTCTTCCTTATAACCTAAACTTAAAAAATGTTCAAGGTTAGTTTCATTAATCGTAATCTCTGAATCGCCTTTATATAATTTAATATCTTTAGCCATAAGTCCTTTTACTATTTATCTTCTTCTTCGTCAATATCTTCTTCATCTTCATCTTCGTCTAATTCGTCATCTAATTCATCACTATCTGCTTCTTCCCATTTATCATGCTCTGTTTCATCAATAAAATTTTCTCTAATTTCTTCTACTAAATCTTTTACTTCCTCACAAAGTAAAGACTCCTTATCATGTAATACTTCTATCTGATTGATTTTCTTTGAAATTTTATCTAATGTTTTTTCTATTGTCATAAATTATCCTTATGGTGTTCCTGATTGATATTCGTACATACATCTTATAGTCATTTTTATTCCACCTACTGGAAATAAAGAACCTTCATCTGTTTCTACTTGGATAACTTCTGAATCAAGTGCATTACCATCTCTTGTAATATCAGTTTCTATTGCAGTTTCAATAGCTGTAATTAAAGTATTTCTAGCAGTATCTATATTAGCTTCTGCACCTTTAACAAATCCTAGTATTACAAAATCAATAGTTCCATGCCTTGTTTTAGCCCCACTTCCAAGTTCGCTATCATCTCTATTTTCTTCTGATGTTTGAACTATCACTGCTGGGTATTGTTGCATAGATAATTCGTCTAACAAGAAAGGTTGTCTAGTAGCTTTTTTAATTACTGGACTAGATATACTTGAAATAACTGATAATAAATTTACTGCTATATCTTCTCTTACACTCATATTCTTGCCTTTCTAAATTCTTTGGCTACAAATTTATTAAATTGTTTGCCTATTATATTAGCAGTTCTATCATTAAATCCAAAAAATTCACGTTTTGTTTTACCTAATACTTGATTAAATACTGCTTTATCTGTTTCTTCTGATCTTGCAAAACCTACTGATACTTTATTTGTTCCTGTTTTTTTAACCGTTTTTCCACTAGGAGTTAAAGCACCTAACATCTTTCCAGAGTACCATAAATCAACTTTAGTTGGATAGCCTATTTTTTGTAAATGTTTTAAGTAGCCTTGTGAGTAAGGTGCAAAGGGTGCATCTCTAAAGTCTATTCCTTTAGCAGTTTTAGTTCTGATAATATCCAGTAATTGAAAACCACCTTGTAGTATTCCTTTTTCAATAATAGTTTTGATTTTTCTCTCTACTTTTTTTAATCTTGTTTTAAGAAACTCGGTATTAGTTTTAATCTTTACTGATACAACCATTATCTAATTAATCGTTTTGACCCATGTAATGGTTCTCTTTCATTAACAGAAATAGTAGCATTAGCATCTGAATCATATTCAACACCATCTTCTAATATTGTTCTAAATTCTTTATTGTATTCAGACATATATTTTTCAGACATTCTTTCAAATCTATCTTTTTCTGTTTCAGGTCTAAACTTTGATAATGCTGGACAAAAAAATCTACCTAAAAACAAATAAACACCAGCACGTTCAAACTGATCTAAATTAACTTTTGTATTAACCATTTCAGCAGTATTAAGAACTGTAATATCTGTAAAAACATTTGTTTTATATACTAACCACCATTCAATTCTTAATTGTCTAAATATATCGTTAGTAGTTTGTTCAAAAAAATTAACAGCTTCGGTTGCAGTAGAAGCTATACCAAAATCAAATACATCTGGTTGATACTTTGTTACATCAGCTGCTACTATTACATCTGCACCAGTATAATTAGCCATAACTTATTTCCAGATTAGATAAATTATTAAAACAGCTAAAGGTATTGAATACATAGGATTATTTTTAGATTTAATCCACACCCATCTACACCATTTTTTTAATTTAAGTTTAATTAATTTGTTCATTTTTTTTCTTCTTTGTTTTTTGTTTTTGAGGTTTTAATTCTACAATGTTTTCTTGTTGAACCTCTTTAACTTCTTTTACAACATCTTGTACTGGTTTGAAACCTCTAAACTCCCATACTTTAATATTTTTTTTATAGTCAGTTATATTTCTCTCTATAATTCTAGTTCCTTTTTGTAATTGAATTTTTGTTACTTTTTTTTGTATTATTTGTACCATTGTTATTTCCTTTTTAAGTTAATGTAAGGGCTATTTCTAGCCCCCACAAATTATTCAAACTACGCTTGTATAGATGAATCGTAATGTAATTCAACTCCATATGAGTCATGGATTTCTCCAACACCATATACAGAAGTTGCTACAATCTCGTCTGCTCTTAGAGAAGCATCTCTTTGAGTTTCGATTTTAACATCTTGCATAATCGCAATAGCTAATGCGTCTTTATGGAACGCACCACCTTTGTAATCACCAGCAGTACCAGTATTAGCCATGTTTGAAGTTTCATAAACATTCATTCCAGCTATTCTACCAATTAAGCCTGATCTTAAAGCTTCATTAGAACTGTCTGTTGATAATCCAGCAAAGGTATTAGTCATTGTAGATTTTAGATCGTAAGCGATTTTAGGGTGTAGCACTACGTTGCAATCGTCAGTAGATAATGCGTTTTGTTTCAAAGTAGAAAGAGCATTAAATAAAACTGCTGCACTTATTGCTGCAGAACCATCTCCTAATGTAACACTAAAACCATCAAACAAAGCAGTTAAATCTGCGTCTTGTTTAATAGCTAATGCTTCCCCAAATAATTTACCAATATCTGCTGCAACATTTCTTGGTGCAGCGTTTCTTGCCAAATCAGTTAGAGTAGTCATAACACCAACTTCGGCAGCAGTAATAGTTACTGAACTTGGGTTGATTGCTGTGTTTGCTAAATCAGTTGCTTCATT